CGATTGAAGATAACTTGTATGATTCTTTATCATCTCGTTATACCAAAGCTCTAGCTCGTGCTATGGCATACACAAAACAAGTAAAAGCAGCTAATATTCTTAATAATGCTTTTGCTGCAGGCACTACCTACGGAGACGGTAAATCACTTTGTGCTACCGATCACCCACTCGTATCAGGTGGTGTTAACTCAAACGAACCAGCCGTTGCAGCTGATCTTAACGAAACTTCATTAGAAGCAGCTGTTATTCAGATTGCAGGTTGGACAGATGAGAGAGGTCTATTGATAGCTGCAAGACCAAGAAAACTAATAATCCCACCAGCACTACAGTTTGTTGCTACAAGATTGTTAGAGACCGAAGGTCGTGTAGGTACAGCAGACAATGATCTC